GGTTAATTATACACATGATGATATTAATTTAAATCATAGTGGTGAAGTAGCAGATATATTACATGTATGTTTTGATAACTTACCTAAGATAAGTGCTATTATTCAATGTGATTTTATCGGTATAAAAGGTAGTAATACATATACACCTAATACTATAACTTACAAGTTTAAAGATAAAGTAGAACATAATATTGTAGTTGCTCCACATACATTTTATAAGTCAACTTATAAGGATTGTGTATCACTTAATACGACAAGATCAACACCACTTAATTATAACTTAACAGAGGCACATAAGTCTATACGTGATAACAAAGACGTATTATTTCTTCAACCTAAAGTATCACAAACTCCATTAAAAGATCTAGAGCAAAGAGTTAACGATATTAAGAACTTTGCATCTAATGTTGATTATATTGTAGATAAACAGTTAGTATCATATAAGAAGAAGATTAACGAGTTTATTCGACAACAACTACCTGTTAATTCTGCTGAGTTTGATAATCCTTTATTGATTGAATTATGGGGATTAGTGAAAGAATTAAAGGATGATATACTAACAACATTATCACACGATTCACCTATACAAAGTTATATCGGAAACACTCAAATTGATGCAGAAGGTTATGTATTAGAGAACGAATATGGTATGTTTAAAGTAGTGAATAGAGAGTTATTCTCCTATGCTAACTTCACAAATAGTAAGTTTAATTAATGTTTTTAATTATTAATTAAATGTATTAAAAAACATATATGTGTTTTCTATCTCTTCCATGATTGATATCAAATAGTGATACGAATTATGATCGTTAATGTATACTTAATCCGTCTTATTATCCCTTATAAATGTTGATTCTTATAGTGATCTTAGCGAGCAGATTATAACACTCTCGCTAGAAAATGTCAAGGAATTTATAATATTTTCTTGTTATAGTCTGTTTGTTAATATATCAACACAAAAAGACATATTGTGTTATACATAGTATCAATGAACTATTGACAATCCTTTATGATTATTGTATAATAACAGTATAATCTTAAGGGGGTTTCTTATGACTATGTTAACGCAATCTTCGAAGAGTAAATATAGAATAACCTTAGATTTAGATGTGTATAGTGACTTTAATCCTCGTGATATTAACTGGGATAAGTTATTCGACCTAGGAGGAACTGAAGCAGTTAATGCTTACATAGAGAACTTATCTTCCGACTCGTTATAGTTAGTAACTGTCGTTAAATTACAGTGGTTTATATATAACTCTGTAAGGGTTTATGAGGCACTATCTAATAACAACTCCAAAGAGATTGTGGGAGAGATAGTAACACCGTAGTCTAGCATATTATCGTTATAAAGTAAAGCAAAAAAGGACAGTATACAAACTGTCATATAAGGAATAGACAGAATATTGCAAATGGTTTATAATAATAGTATAAACAAATTAAGGCGGAGTTTATGTCAGAAACTGCTAAAACTTGGGAGGAGTTAAATGACACCGAACTTGAAATCTTCGACATACCAGAGTTACAAACGCAAGAGAAATTCGACTTCAAAAGTTATATCGAAGGGGACACAGATTATGCCTAAAATGATAGAATATCCCATAGAAATGTATGATGAAATAGTAACATATTATAACTGGAAATAGACAGTCTATTTGTGTTACATTGGGGAACGAGTTTGCCCTTATAAAGTTACTCAAACTGCCCACTTATTACACTTATTAAAATGTCAGTTAACTTTGCACACTTCTTGCTAGAAAATGCAAACAATGGCAATGAAATCCTAGCAGTTCTTGATGATATTGTGGAGGTAGATTACACAGCATTATAGTTACTAACTTGTAAATCGTTAATTAACACTTAAGGGGGTTATATTTGCCCCCTTATTCGTTCGTGAATCGACAGTTATTTCGATCCGTTTGTATTAACCCCCCGTCGGCGATAGCGGGCTAAAAAACGATAGAGACCCTAACCTACAGAGGTGACAATTCGAGAGAGATATATAAATTTAAAAAAAAATTTCCCTAGGAGAAAAGTCTTTCCTAGGGTTTTTTATTGGAGATATATAGTATAGTAGTGAAATAACTTTTTTACAAAAAAAATCCCCAGAGGAAAAAATCATGGAAAAGGTTTATCACCTCTATGCAAAGAACAAAGAATTATTTTCGGGCACCAAAGAGAAAGAGTTTAAATCTATGGTGTCAACAGTTAAAGGTATGGTAGGTTTAATGAAGACTGATTATGTCGAAGAAGATCTACATATAGAGATAACCGAAGAGAAATAATTGTTGACATTGTATAGATATTCTGTTAAAATTGATTTGAAGGTATTAAACGATTATGGCAAAAGGATTTACCGTTAAAGCAAAGGCTCCCACAAAGAAATCAAAAGAACCTGAATGGGACATTGATGCAATCAAAGAAAGAATGAGAGGAAAGAAGATAGTCTTCTGTCTTCCAGGTCGAGGTTGTTCCTTCATATTCTTAAAGAACTTCGTTCAATTATGTTTTGACATGGTTCAGAATGGTATGAGTATTCAGATATCTCAAGACTATTCTTCTATGGTTAACTTCGCAAGATGCAAAGTATTAGGTGCTAATGTACTACGTGGTCCTAATCAGATACCTTGGGATGGTAAACTAGAATATGATTATCAGTTATGGATTGATAGTGATATTGTTTTTAATAGTGAGAAGTTCTGGCAACTATGTGATCTTGCTGTTCCTGCTGAAGAAGAAGAGAAAGAAGTTACTGCTGGATGGTATGCAACAGAAGATGGACAAACCACATCAGTTGCTCATTGGTTAGAAGAAGATGACTTCCGTAAGAATGGTGGAGTGATGAATCATGAAACAGTAGATACTATTAGTAAGAGACGTAAACCTTTCACAGTAGACTATACTGGTTTTGGTTGGGTGTTAATTAAGAAAGGTGTATTCGAGAAACTTGAATATCCTTGGTTTGCTCCTAAGATGCAAGTCTTTGAATCTGGTAGTGTACAAGATATGTGTGGAGAGGATGTTTCATTCTGTCTTGATGCAAAAGAAGAAGGATTTGAAATTTGGTGTGATCCTCGCATACGGGTAGGTCATGAGAAGATGAGAGTTATCTAATGACTGACTATCCATCTCTCGCAACTATAAAAAAGATTAAGTCAGAACAATTGTGGGATCTTGTTGCGAAGATTCTCACAGAAATCTCAAAACGAGATAATAAAAGTTATCGAGTATATCACAAAGACGAACTCATTGAATTATGACTTATTTTGGAATCTTTATTATTCTCTCTATTATTGGAACAGTCTTTTATTTTAATCTTTATAATCCACATTAGGAACATTTATGGCAATTCGTACATCAGCAACTGGTTCAACGACTATTGAAACAAAACCTAAGAAGACTCGTCAAGGTCTTGGTAAACATACTAAGTATTCAGCAACGAGTCGAAATAGGGGCAAAAAAAGATACCGAGGACAAGGTAGATAATATCAAAGAGGGGGTTGAAATACCCTCTCTTTTTTTATGTTCTAAAAAATCCGAGCGTAGACTCTCAATAAAAACCGAGCGTTTACTCTAAATACTTACTATAACTGTGCTAAATAAACTACAGTAGGAATAGTAGTCAATTTGAATGCCTCTTCAACAAGAAACAATTAAAAGTAGGTACTTTAAAGATATTAGTATGTCTTTTAAGGTGAATCCAATTAACTATGATTTGATATCTGTTTCAAATGAAGCTGCAATATCGAGATCTATTCGTAATCTAGTATTAACTAATAAGGGCGAAAGACCATTTGAACCTGAAATTGGTTGCAACATTCAGAATTCATTATTTGAAAACCTTGATTTCGTTGCAGCTGCCTCTATCAAATCAACTATTACTTATACGATTGAAACTTATGAACCAAGGGTTAACTTACAAGAAGTTATTGTACAACCCAACTTTGAAAATAATAGATATGACGTACAAATCACCTATGAAATTATTGGTATGGATGTACCTCCGATTGAAATAGAATTTAGCATTACAGAACCAACAAGATATTAAGTAGATGCCTTTAGTTAATTTCTCTAATCTGGATTTTGACCAGATAAAAACTTCCCTTAAGGATTATGTAAAGTCAAACACGAACTTTACTGATTATGATTTTGAGGGGTCTAATTTATCTACTATAATTGATCTATTAGCATACAATACCTATATCTCTTCATATAATGCCAATATGGTATCCAATGAAGTGTTCCTTGATAGTGCAACACTTAGGGAAAATATTGTATCAATTGCAAGAAATACTGGATATGTACCTCGTTCCGTAAGATCTGCTGTTGCAACAGTGTCATTTGAGTGTGATGTAAGTAATACAGGTAATACACCCGCCTCCCTCACTCTAAAAAAAGGAATTGTTGCATCAACTGCAGCAACTTTTGGTAATTTTAACTATACTTTTATACTTCCAGAGGATGTTACCACTCCAGTGGTGAATAATGTTGCATATTTCTCTAATATTAAGATATATGAAGGTTCACAATTGAACGCACAGTTCACTGTAGACACTTCAAACAAGGATCAGAAGTTTATTTTAGATAATCCCAACATAGATACGTCATTAATTACGTGTTCAGTACGAAATACGGAAGAAAGTACTGGTAAATTCATCTATAAATTAACAAATAACCTCTTTGGAGTCACTGATACGAGTCAAGTCTTCTTTATTCAAGAAACTGCGAACGAAAGATACCAATTATTGTTCGGAGATGGCATTTTTGGTAAAAAATTAGATAATTTAAATTTCATAAACGTAGATTATGTCATCTCTAACGGTGAAAATGGCAACGGAATCAATGATTTCTCCTTTGCAGGACGTTTAGTAGACAGTAATGGCACTACTTTCACTGAAAGTATCTCTCCTATCACAACAATTACCTCTTCATATAACGGACAATCAATAGAAACTGTTGAATCAGTTCGAAAGTTTGCTCCTAGAATGTATTCTGCACAAAATAGAGCAGTTACAACAGCAGATTATGAAGCAATTATACCTAGAATCTATAATGAAGCAGAATCTGTAACTGCATATGGAGGTGAAGACCTTGATCCACCACGATTTGGTGAAGTCTATATCTCAATTAAGCCTACTTATGGTAATTATGTACCAGATACGGTCAAAAATAACTTAGTTAGAGAGTTAAAAAAGTATAGTGTAGCATCTGTGAGGGTAAATTTACTCGATCTTAAGTATCTTTACGTTGAATATGACACTGTTGCCTATTATAATAGTAATTTGGCACCAGATTCAGCAGCAGTTAAGACTAAAATTTCAACAAATTTAGAAAAATATGCTGATTCTTCATCTATGAACCAATTTGGAGCAAAATTTAAGTACAGTGAGTTCTTAAATGTGATTGATAAAAGTGATTCTTCTATAACTTCTAACATTAGTAATGTTAAAATAAGAAGAAATCTACTTCCAACCTTAAATAAGTTTGTTGAGTATGAATTATGCTTTGGAAATTCCTTCTATGTTGGTGATAGAAATGGATATAACATTAAAACTTCTGGATTTAAGGTGAATGGAATTGCGGATACTGTTTATATTACTGATAGACCGATAGGAAGAAATAGATCTGAGGTTCCTACTAAGGGAAGACTCTTCTTGTTCCGTTTGGATGCTGAAAATGAACCTGTTATCTTGTCTGGAAAGATAGGAACTATTGATTATGTGAAAGGAGAGGTTAATTTAACTGCAATAAATATCATATCAACCCTTAAAATATCACCAGAACCACTTATTGAGGTTTCTGCAACTCCTGTTTCTAATGATGTTATCGCAAAACAGGACTTATTTTTACAACTAGATAATAGTAATAGTAAAGTTAATATGGAAATTGACCAAGTTTCATCTGGAACAGATATTTCTGGGTCAAATTATGTTACTACCCCAAGTTATTCCTCTGGATCTCTAGTAAGATACTAAAAATATGAATAAGAGAGTAAATACTTCATTAATAATTCAGAATCAACTTCCTGAGTTTGTTGAAACAGATTTTCCCCTTATTGGAGAATTTTTAAAACAATATTATGTTTCTCAAACGGTACAGAGTGGACCTGTTGATATCTTAGAGAATATTGATCAATATTTAAAAATAGATAATTTAGCTGGTATTACTACAACCACTACTTTATCTAATAATATAAGCAGTGTTGATACTACAATTGATGTTAGTTCAACTCAAGGTTTTCCTGAACATTATGGTCTTTTACAGATTGATGATGAAATTATTAGTTATACTGATAAAACATCAACTAGTTTTTTAAATTGTTATAGGGGATTTAGTGGGATAGAATCTTATGAAACTCCCAATAGTCCTGATGATCTTCTTTTTTCTTCTACAGAAGAAGATGATCATGTATCTGGAAGTATAGTAGATAACTTAAGTACCAAATTTTTAACACAATTCCTTTTAAAATTAAAAAAACAAATTTCTCCAGGATTTGATAATAGAATTTTAGCAGATGGATTAGATCAAAACATCTTTTTAAAACAAGTAAAAGATTTTTATAGTACTAAAGGAACGGATGAATCATTTGAGATACTTTTTAGAGCATTGTATGGTAAAGATGTTGAAGTTTTAAAGCCTAGAGAAAGAATGATAATACCCTCCAATGCAGATTGGAGGAATACTAGAGATATTGTAGTAGAACCTATTATTGGAGATATAGAAAAATTAACCAATTTAACTATATTCCAAGATGAAACTACTTTTCAAAATAGTGCATCGGGAACAATTAATAATATTGAACCAATAAGAAGAGGTGAAAAAGATTATTATGTATTAAATTTAGATCTAACTTCTGTTCTTGGTACATTTTCTATTCATCCCAAGACTAAAATAATAACAGATATTGGAATAGGTGCAAATACTATTGATGTTGATTCAACTTTAGGATTTCCTTCTTCAGGTACTTTAATTGTACAATTTGCAAATGGAACAACTTCTTCAGTTGAGTATACAAATAAAACAGTAAATCAATTTTTAGGATGTACAGGACTTGATCAAAATACTGTAGCAGGACAGGAATTATACTTAGATACTTATGCATATGGTTATACTTTACCAAATAATCAAGGTCAAGTAAGATTTAGAATTACTGGTGTTTTATCTAAACTTGATATTCTCGAAAATACTATTGAATATGGTAAATCTGACTTAATTTCTGTAAAAAATTTAGGATTAAAAGCAGATGAAACTAATATAAGAGCAAATGAATGGATTTATAATATTTCCAATTCCTATGATATTAAAGAAATTTCTTTAGTAGATGTTGGACAGTACATTTATGAAATTACTACTTATAATAAACATGGATTTTCATTAGGAAGTGCTGCTTTACTAAAGAGTAGTACAGGACTTGAATATAATGTTTTAGTTACAAGTATTGTAGATGAATTTAAAGTTGAAATTAAAGGTTCTGGAAGTTTAGATATTTCTTTTTCATATAAAATTGAAAAATTACTAAACAAAGTAAATTGTTTGAATTTTCCAGAAATTAATAAGTATACCAGTGATGTTCAAAATGTTTATTTGAATGATGAAGAGGTATATGTTGCTTCTAACTCTCTTCCCAATTATTTAAGTACTCCATTAGGTATACAAGATTATGCAATTACTTTTAGTGGAAGTTTTATTGAAACCGAAGAATTAGTAATAGGTAATCATGGTTTCTATACTGGAGATATAGTTTCATATACTCCTTCTTCTTCTACAGATACTCTTGGAATTCCTACTGGAATACCTTACTTTGTGAAAGTTGTTAATCCTTTAACTGTTAAATTAGCATATAGTAGAGCAAATATTTCTACAGGAAATTTCATTACTTTTAATGCAATAGTATCTGATAGTAAATTACAATTAGAAAAATTTAATAATAGAGATATTGATGCACAAAAATTAATTCGTAAAATTGTTCCTGCTGTTTCTAATAATGTTAAGGAAGAAACTAAACCAGGTTCATTAGGAGTATTAGTTAATGGAGTTCAGATACTTAATTATAAATCTAGAGATACTTTATTTTATGGTGATATTACAAAATCAATAGTTGCTGCACCTGGTGATGGTTATGATGTAATAAATCCACCAGTTGTATATGTAAATGATTCTGTAGGAACAGGAGCTACTATAAGAGCAAATGTTATAGGTAATTTAAAAAGAATTAATCTTATAGAACAGGGATTTAATTATACTGAAATCCCTAGTATCTCTATAAGTGGTGGAAATGGCGTAGGTGCTGTTGCAGAAGCAAATCTACTTCCTTATACCTATAAAGCAAGTTTCAATGCTTCTGATGTCTTAGGGGCAGGTCTGACAGTTCCTAATGTAGATCTGATCAATAGTGTAATTGGTTTTAGTACATTTCATAAGTTTGAAAATGCTGAAAGAGTTTTTTATCGTACTTTTGATCAAAAAAGTATTATTGGACTTTCGACTGATGCAGAATATTATGTAAAAGTACATAATCCATTAGATGTTTCACTTTACAAAACTGAAAAAGATGCTATCGATGGAACCAATAGAGTAGGATTGGCTTCTACTGCACCTAATGGAGAAGTTGTTGGTCTTTCTACAATTGCTATTAGTTGGGGTGTTGGTAATCATGCATTAGAGTCTTTTGATCAAAAACAAAAAGTAAGTTCTATTCGTATTTTAGATAGTGGATCAGATTATAAGAATAGAAGGATAAGTGCTCAACCTACGGGGATTATTACTTCTTTAAATAATGTTAAAATTGTAGATCATGGATTTGAAAGTGGAGAAACTATTAGATATTCCTGTCCCACAGGAACTTCTATTGAAGGATTAGTAGTTGATACTGATTATCTTGTAACTTCTTTAGATGAAGATAATTTTAAACTATCACCTATAGGATTAGGAACTACGGGATCATCATATTTTTACGATACAAAACAATATATTGATTTAAATTCAGTTGGAGTTAGTACTCAGGTTTTCTCAGATCCTCCAATAAATGTAATTATTAGTGGAACAGTTGGATTAACAACTATATTTGTAGGAAGTGCCTCTACTAATAATGTTGCATATGGAGATACAACCTTCTATCCTAAAGATTTTAAAGCAATAATTCAACCTATTTTTAGAGGACATCTACAATCATCCTTTATAGAAAATGGTGGAGTTGGATATGGTTCATCAGATATTATTAATTTCTATAGAGATCCTCAAATCTTTATTAGAAGTGGTGAAGGAGCACAATTTATTCCTGTTATTTCTAGTGAAGGAGAAGTTATAGATGTATTAGTACAGAATACAGGAAGAGAATATAATACTCCACCTCTTCTTACTGTTGAGGGACAAGGAAGTGGAGCAGTATTAACTCCAGTACTTAGTTCTGGTAAGATTATAGAAGTTAAAATTATATCTGGAGGAAGTGGTTATTTTTCTAATGATACTAGTATTGAAGTTACATCTGCTGGTTCTGAAGGAAAGATAGAAGTAGAATTTAGAAAATGGACTGTTAATATAACAGAAAGACTTTTTGCTACAGAAAAAATAACAGATGATGATGGAGTTATATCTACAACTTTAGAAACGTCTGATACTTTACAATATAATCATTTATATGCTCCTCGTAGATTAAGAGAATTAGTTCAAGGGTCTAAAGTAGTTGGAGGTAAAAAGGAATTTGAACCAGATTTAAAGAAGAGTTTTACTGGTTCTGAAGTTGCTTCTGTATTCCATTCTCCTATTATAGGATGGGCATATGATGGAAATCCTATCTATGGACCTTATGGATATTCTACATCCGAAGGTGGTACAATTAAATTAATGGAAAGTGGATATAAAACTGTTTCAAAAACTAATAGACCATCTGTAGATACTTATCCTGTAGGATCTTTTGTTGAAGATCATGAATATTCAGGAATTGGCGATCTTGATGAATATAACGGTAGATTTGCTAAGACTCCTGAGTTTCCAAAAGGAGTATATGCTTATTATACTACTATAAGTGAATCAAATGAATCTTCTGGACCTTTCTTAGGATTCAGAAAACCAGTATTTCCATATTTTATTGGTAATAAATTTAAATCTACAATAATTGATTATAATTATCTACCAACATCTAATCAGGATTCTACTAATATTAATGAATCTGGATGGTTTAGAAATACTAGACCTTATGAATTAGATTCTAATACTTCTTCTTATAATTTCTTACTTAACCCAAATTCTATTCAAAAACAATTTACTGAAGTAAAATCTGTAACAAGAGGATCTTTAGATGGATTTGATATTGTTAATTCTGGAGATAATTATAAAATAGATGATAAGATTAGACTTGATTATGAACAATCTGGAGGATTTAAATCAAGATCTGTAGTATCAGAATTGAAAGGTAAAGAAATAACCAATATTAGTGTAGCATCAACTTCATTTGAATCTGTTGAGTTTATACCAATAGGTAATTCAAGATATTTGGGAATAGCAACAGTACCACATGGACTTTATAATGGAGAAATTATAACAGTTGCAGGTTTATCTACAACTAAAACTGATCTTTTAAATTCATTTAGTGTTGGTATAACAAGTTCTACATATCCACTAACACAAGAATTGAGAAATGTAGCAGTTACTGGTGTAACAACTTATGTTAGTGTAAATGGAAATCTATCATCTCCTAGTTTAATGGAGAATGATATCTTAGGAATATCATCAGATGGAGTTAATACTGAAAGAGTTAAAGTATTAGAAATTGATAGAGATAATTCTCAAATTAAAATTCTAAGAGAAATTGATGGAACAGTTTCTGGACTTGCTTGTTCTGCTAGTGATAAATTCTATCAAGTTTCTAGAAAATTGGAATTTGATGGAAGTTATGCAAATTTGGAAAAGAGTCAACTTAATAAAGAATATTATTTTGATCCTAAAGATACAGTTGCTCTTGGAACTACTCATGGTGTTGGATTAAGTTCATCATTTGTAGTTGGTCTTACTACCTATACTACTCCAGGTTGGATTGGCACAGGAACTACTACTATTATTGCTTTCCAAGATACAAGAATAAAACCTAATTGGAATAGATTAAGTGGTAAGCAAAAGAGGAAACTCAGGAATAAAGGTAGAAGTGAATGGAGAAAGTATTCTTATAGAAATTATAATGATGGTGGATATGTATCTATCTCTAGTGCTAGAAATGCATCTGGTATAGAATCTTCATCTTTTTATGGAACATTCCCCATTGTATCGATTGCAGCAACTACAATATCTATTGCTTTTGATAGTAGTGCTTTACAGGGAATTGGAGCAACTGTATATCTTGATAAACCAGTTATAGCTAAATCTCCATATAGATCTATTCATCTTCCAGATAATGATTTAAATGATGGTGATGCTTTAATCTATAATTCTAATGGTGGTGGAAATATTGCAGTTTCTACAGATGGAACAACAAATAATAATCTTGAAGATGGAAGTATTCTTTATGCAACTGTTATAGAACCAAACTTTATTGGTCTTTCTTCTTCTCGTGTAGCAATCAATACTGGTGGAAGTTATGTTGGATTGGGAACAACATCTAATCTATTATATTTTACTGGTATTGGAACAGGATCTTATCATAGTTTAAAAACAAATTATTCTAAAGTTGTTAAAGGTATTTTAAGTAAGAATACAGTAACTGTATCTACTGCTACTACTCATGGTTTAAGTTTGGATGATACTATAGATTTAGATGTAAAACCAGGCGTATCAACAGATGTTGTTGTTAAGTATAATGATCAAAATAGAAGATTAGTAATTAACCCAAGAACATTTCTTGCTTCTGAAGTTTCTATTCTTGATAATACTATTAGAATTATTAATCACAAATATTCTACTGGACAAAAAGTTATCTACACATCTTCTACTCCTTCTGGAGGATTAATACATAATGAAATTTATTATGTAGTAGTAGTTGATAAAAATAGATTTAATCTATCAAAAACACATTATAATTCTTTACTACAAACTCCAATAATAATTAATATAACTTCTGCTTCTGGTGGAACTATATCACCTATAAATCCACCTTTAGATTTAACTAGAAATAATAAAATAGTATTTAATCTTTCTGATTCTTCTTTATCATATCCTGTTAGTTATGGTTCTACTAATGCATTTAATTTTAGACTCTTTACAGATTCTAAATTCTTAGATGAATTTGATTCTACGACTACAACAGGAACATTTGAAGTTAAATCTATAGGTATTCCAGGAGTTGATTCTTCAGCAACACTTGAATTATCTGTTAATGCAAATATAAAATATCCATTGTATTATAATATTGTTCCTGTAGATACATCTACGGATAGTCCACTTAATGATGTTATAAAAACTTATGTTACTGATACAGAGGAAATAGTAGAAAATAATAAATTATTCTTTGTTGAAAGTGAATATAGTGGAATCCATAAGATATCTGGAATAGGAACTACTACGTTCTCTTATACTATTGAAGAAACCCCAGAGGTAACTACTTACTTATCTGATACTAATTTTGCTACTGGTATTACTACAACTAATGCTGCTTTTGCCAATTATAATTATACTACTAAATCTCTTAGTGCAGATGGAGCCGTATCTAAAGTTAATATACAATCCAAAGGGAGTTCCTTTAAAACTTTACCAGCATTTATATCTATTGCATCTTCTATTGGTAAAGATGCTTTATTAAGACCAAAAACTACAACCATTGGTAATATTGATAAATTTGAAATTAGAAATATTGGTTTTGATTATTCAGCAGATAAGACTATAGCACCTTCTGGTTCTATTCCAGCAAGTATTAGATTAGATAGAGCAAATATTTTAGATAAAGTTGGTATTTCATCTGCTGGTTTGAATTATACTTTAGCTCCTAAATTAGTTTTAGTAGATCCTATTACAAATATAGTCGATCCTGATGCTGATTTAAAATATGAAATAGGAGATACTCAAGTAAAAATTCTTAAAAATACTAAGGGTCTCTTTTCTGTTTCTCCTAGAATTATTCCCACTCAAAACTCTAATGGTGTTGGTATAAGTTCTTTAACATATAACGATAATACTAAGGATGTAAGACTTTATACAAATGTTGGATATAGTGTTGCTATTGATTGGCCATTTATAGTTGGAGATAAAATTTTATTAGAAAATATAAGTGTTGGTGTAGGTTCAACTGGTGTTGGATTTAATAGTAAAAATTATGGTTATCAATTATTTGAAATTACCTCAATGGATGAGAATATTGGTGGTAATAATGGATCAGTTGTTATTAACCTATCTAAACATCTTAAGGAAGGGGAATATCCAGGAAACTTTAATAAAGATGGATCTGCAGGATTAGCTACTCCTGAAAGGTTATTCCCAATATTTGATACTACCTTAAAGAAATATAATTTCTTAGTAGATGAAATAATTACTTCTGAAGATAAAAGTGGTAAGGTTTTAAAATGGACTTCTTTAGGAGAGTTACTTAAACTTGAAACTAATGATGATTTTAAAGAAGGAGATTTAATTATAGGAGAATCATCTGGAGCTCAAGGAAAAATAATTACTTCAGAACAACCAAAATCTCATTTTGAGGTAGATTCTTCTTCAGTAGTTAATAACGGCTGGAAAGTTGAATCTGGTTTCTTAAATAATGAATTACAGAGAATTTCAGATAATGATTATTACCAAAACCTTTCTTATTCTATTAAATCTGAAATTTCTTATGATAAATGGGATGATGCTGTTACAGTTCTAAATCATCCTGTTGGATTTAGAAAATTCTCAGATTTAATTGTACAATGTTTTGATGCTTCTTCTGTTGGTATTGGTACTACTCAAGATCAAGGATTATTCAGTATTCAGGTAGATATGATATCTGATGTTAACTTGAATTGTGAATATGACTTTGATTTAGTAAAAGAAAATAGTTTTGAGATCGAAGGTGAGTTGGGTTCTGATTTAGTTACATTCCAAAAAATAATACAAGATTATTCTGAATCTAGAGGTAATAGGGCATTAGTAATTGATGATATAAGTGGAGAATTTAATAGTGATCCTAGATCAACACCATATTCTGCAGTAGATATCTTTTCCCTTACTGATGCTAGAGTAAGAAAATATATTACTTATGCTAGAGATAAAAGATATACTGATGAAAGACAAATATTATTAGTTACTCTTCTTCATGACTATAAAGAAGGAAGAACAACTTTCGGATATCTTAATCAATATGGAAGAGTTGATACTGAAGTTCCTCTAGGATCATTTGATTTCTCAGTTTCTGGAGCTGATGGATATCTTGATTGGTATCCTGTTAAGTTTAAGAGAAATGATTATTCCGTAAGTGCTATTTCTTATGATTTGAAAGGAACAGCAACAGGAGTAGGTAGTACAGCATTTGGAGATTCTGTAGTAGCAATTACGTCTTCTATTACTCTTCCAACATCAATGACATCGATGGCAGGAATAGTTACTATTCCTAAGACATTTAATGCATCTAAGGTTATATTAGAATTTAATGCAACTGATGATTCATTCTATGAGTTCCAAGAATTGAATTATGTTTATAATAGTTTTAATGGAGAATTAGAATTATTAGATTATGGTAATTTGACTGCAGAAAGTAAAGTAGCAAAAGCAGGAGTAGGATTAGGAACTTATGGTGCTCGTGTTTCTAGCGATAAAGTTATAGTCGAATTTACTCCACATTCAGCATTAAGTACATCATTTGTATGTAACTCTATGATATTATCTTTTGATGAAAGTAAAACTGGTGTAAGTTCAGTTACTTTTGATACTACTGATGTTTCATCTAAGGTAACAAGTATTGGAGCTACAGAAAAAGCAGGTGAAGTTCCTGGAATTCATACAGTTTCTACATATAATCTTACTGATTATGGAAGTTCTTATTGTATGGTAAGTGTTAGTGCTGGTGGAACTATGCATCAGATGTCTGAAGTTGCTGTTGCTTCAACTGCTGGAAGGGTTGATTTAACAGAATATGGTATAATCTTCTCTGATATGGGTCTAGGTACTGTTGGTGCTAATATTAAGGGTACAGATGTTGAATTAACATTTAGACCAATTGCGGGAATAGCTTGTACAGTACAAGTATATCAGAATAGTATAGGAGTTGCAAATGAAGATATTATTACTACTGAAATACCTTTTACTAATGGAAAAATCCAAACTAATTCAGGAAACTATAGTGGAACAGAAAGAGATATTAAGAGAGATTTTAATATCTTTACTAAACAAAATCCTGTATTTGAAAAAGAGTTTAATAGTGCAGAATCTACAATAGTTAATTTAACAGATAATACTATTATTGTTCCAAATCATTTCTTTGTTAGTGGAGAACAACTTGAATATTCTTATGGTAGATTAGATTCTCCTATTGGTATTGTTACTGCTACTATTGCAGGATTTGGATCTACTGATAAATTACCAACTAAAGTATTCGCAGTAAAAGATGGAGATTTAAAGATTAAACTTGCTGCTTCTGCTGAAAATGCATTAAAAGAGAATCCTACTGTTTTAGATCTTAATGCATTGGGTGTTGGAACTCAACATTCATTCATTTCTACTGAAGGTAGAGGAAAGATGTTGATTACTGTTGATAATGTTATACAATCTCCTCTTGTACAAACAGGTATTGCATATACTCTTACCAATCCTGTTGTGAGAGCAGATAATTCTATTGATGTTAGTGGTATTACTTCAGTCTTTGTAGGAGATATTTTAAATATAGATCAAGAATATCTATTAGTAGAACAAGTTGGTGTTGCAGGTGCAAATAGAATAGTAGTTCAACGTGGATGGATGGATACTACCATTGGAATTCATCCTGGAAATTCAACAGTCACTAAATTTACTGGATCTTATAATGTTAGAGGAAATACTTTAAGCTTTGTTGAAGCACCAAAAGGACTTTCACCAATATCTACAACTACAGGAGATCCTGATAATAGAGACTGGACTGGTATTAGTACTCATGCAACCTTTAGTGGTAGGACATTTACAAGGAGTGGAGTAACAGGAACTGCAGTCACAGCATATAATGGCAATTATATCTTTGATAATATCAGTGAACAATTTAATGGAATATCTACTCAATTTGCTTTAAAAAATCAAGGTAATAATTTAACTTCTATTTCTGACCAAAATGCTCTTATTTTAAATAATGCAATTGCTCAACAACCAGCACGATTTGGTGGTGTTAGACCTATTATAGGAGATTATGAATTATCACAAGTTGGTGCAGCAACTACTATTGGTTATACAGGAATAGCAGTTTCTCAAGCTTATGATCCTAATAATTCTTCTATACCTATTGGTGGAGTTATTGTTTCAGTTTCTTCTACTGAAGGATTTGCATATCAACCATTAGTTTCTGCAGGTGGAACCGCAATAGTTTCTGGATTAGGAACTGTATCTTCTGTATCTATTGGTAATAGTGGTTCTGGTTATAGGACAGGAATATTAACTACTGGTGGTGTTTCAGGTCATAAAGTGAATGTATCTGTTTCACAAGCATCTCTAGGAATTTCTACTGTAGTTGCAATTGGTACTGCTCTTCAATCAGATGGATATATTACAGGAATTGCTATTACAGCAAGTTCAGGAACGGGGTATACTGCATATATTTCCAATTATAAGAATCCTCAGACTAGTTTATTGGCACCTGTTATTGCTACTCCTGTGGTTACTGGATTCTCTACTATTTCGATTGCTAATACTACTGGTATTAAGTTTAGTAGTGATGTTCCTTCTAGTGAAACTGTAGTTTCTATTGTTGGTGCTGCAGCAACTAATTTGGGTGTAATTGGTATTGGAACTTTCCCAATTAATACTGTTGCAGGTTCGGGTGTAGGAACTGATAAGATTTTTGTTACTACATCTTTATGGCCAACTGGAGTAGATACTTCGAAGTCAAAAATAAAGATTAATAATAAAGATTATAGTATTGTTTCTACTGCTGCAACATATCTTGGTCTAGGAAGCACTATATCGTCTTCTGTGGGCGTTGGTTCTACACTTATAGGTATTGACACCCGTATTATTACACTTGCTTCTGGAGTCGTTGGAGGGGCATCTTCTGGATCTTCTGTTATTATTAAGAAATATGAACCTCCTGTTGTATCAATCGATGCTCCATTATCTTATTCCAATGTTCCTCTCGTATATGCAGCAAATATTGGCCATGGTTCTGAAAGTGGTATTGGGACGGGAGCAAAAGTTGATGTAGTAGTTGGATCTGGATCTAGTGTAGTTGACTTTAGAGTTAGAGATGTTGGATATGGATATCAGTATGGAGATGTATTAACTGTAGAGGTGGGTGGAAATATTGGTATTCCAACTTGTAATGAACAACCATCTAAGTTTGGACAAAGTTTAGGTGATCCTGGCATTACAACTAACTTTAGACCATTTACATTAACTGTAGATTCTTTAGAACAAGATGAATTTTCTGGTTGGGCATTTGGACAATTAGAAGTATTAGATTCTTTAGATAATAAATTTGATGGAAAACTTAGAACCTTCACTTTAACATTAAATAATGAAGAAAAATCAATTGCTGCTGCTCCAGGATCTAGTGTTGATGTAGAAGCTTCTTTAATTGTCTTTATTAATAATATTCTTCAAGCACCTGGTGGAAATTATACTTTCCCTGGTGGAACTAGAATAACTTTCTCTGAACCACCTAAAAAAGGAGATACTTCTAAGATTTGGTTCTATAAGGGAACTTCTAGTGTGGATGTGGTTGATATTGATATACTTGAAACTGTTAAAAAAGGAGATGATATTAAGATTAATTCTACTCAATTAGATCAAAAAGAAGATAAGAGATTAGTAAATAGAATAACTAGTCCAACAGATGCAAAAACTAATTCATATTTCGGTCCAGGTGTATCAGATGATGAAGAATTAAAGAGACCTGTTGATTGGTGTCGTCAAACAGAAGATAAAATTATTGATAATATTCCTGTTCCTAAAGATAGACCTCTTTATGAACCTTCAATTTTCCCAACAACCAATTTAATTAAATCACTAGAAACAAGTGATACAATTGCATCGGTTGAAAATGTACGAACTGTTTTTGACTCTACGAATGAAGATGCTTCTTCAACTATAGAAAGAAGTATTGAAATATTAAGTCAAGATATTATTACTGGAGCAGCAGCTACTGCGATTGTTAGTGTTGCAGGAACTGTAGTTGGAATAGTTACTTCTGAAATTGGAAAAGGATATTCTTCTGCACCTTCTGTTACTATCTCAAGTCCTGTTGGATTAGGTTCTACACAGAGAGCAACTGTAACTGCAACGGTATCTGCTGCTGGAACTGTTACTGGATATACTATTACATCTCCAGGAACAGGATATAGTACTTATTCTACTGAAGAAGGAAAATGGATTACTCAACCTCCTCTAGTATTGATTGAAGAACCTTCACCTACTTATGAAAAAGTTAATAATGTTCTTTATAGTGGAGATTTTGGTGTTATTACTGGAATAGCTGTTACTCAGAATATTGATGGAGTTGGTGTTGGTTCCACCTCGTTAGTTTTAGATCTTCATATTCCTATGGATTCCTATCTTAGAGATGCATCTATTACAGGAACTGCAATTACTATGAGTAGTATTGCTGCTGGTTATTATTTTGTTCTAAATAACACTAACGTTGGTAATGGTATTACTGCGGTTTCTTATCCAACAGGAGCAACTGTTGGAGTGGCAACACAATTCTTAGATGGAATATATGAAGCTGCCAATGTTTCTATTGCTCAGACTGATCTTGCACGAATAGATCCTTCTGTTGGTTCAGGTTTAACATCTATTGTACGAGTAAAAGTTGGTGTTTCTACTTTAAATGGTTTGACTGGAATTGGTACTGGAGACATGGGTGATTATAGTTGGGGTAGAGTTGATATGAGTTCTCGTGGAACTTCATCAAACACTTTTGAGATATATAATACTAAAGGTATGGCAGGAATTAACACTTCTCCAATTTTAAGAAGAGTGAATCCACTTAAATCTTCTCAATACTTAACATAAATAACAAAAAGACCGATAAAAATGTCAGCGATTATAACCGATCAGATTAGAATATTGAATGCTGCAAATTTTGTATCTGCTGCTAGATCTGATTCAAATTCTTATTATACTTTTGTAGGACTACCTAATCCTACAGATATAGCATCTGATTGGAATACTAGTCCTCCTGCTCCCAAGGATAGTTTTGAGCAGGAAGATGATTATTGGGATACTATGATTGCCTTGAAAAAGGTTAATGCTGGTGATGTAAAGAGAATGGTTCGTAGAAAAACATGGACTTCAGGTGTGACATATGATATGTATCGTAATGATATTACAAGAACTAATTTATCTAAACCTTCTAATGCTACAAATCTTTATTCGGCAAACTACTTTGTTGTAAATAGTGAATTTAAAGTCTATATTTGTCTACAAAATGGTACCGATCCTGAAAATTCTTCAGGAAGACCATCTTTAGATGAACCTAATTTTACTGATTTGGAACCTAGAAGTGCAGGAACTAGTGGTGATGGATATATTTGGAAATATTTGTATACAATTTCTCCTAGTGATATTGTAAAATTTGATTCTATTGATTTTATGCCAGTTCCTTCTGATTGGTTAACTACATCAGATGCTGGAGTAAGTGTGGTAAGAGATAATGCAGCATTAAGTGGTGAAATAAAGATTGCAACTATAACTGAAAGAGGAGTAGCAGTTGGTCCTCCTAATACTACTTATACTAGAGTTCCTATTAATGGAGATGGAAGTGGAGCAGAAGCTACTATTGTTGTTAATAATAATTCTCAAGTAGAATCTATTACTATTTCAAGTGGTGGTTCTGGATATACTTATGGAACTGTAGATTTAGTTGCAGGTGGAGTGCCTACTGGTACTACTACTCCAACATTTGACGTTATAATACCACCTAAAGGTGGTCATGGATCTAATATCTATAGAGAATTAGGTTCTTTCTATGTTTTAGTTTATTCTAGAATTGAGAATGATGAACAGAATCCAGATTTTATTACTGGTAATGAGATTGCAAGAGTTGGTGTTGTAGAAAATCCAGAACAATATGGATCTTCTACTTTATTAAGTTCACCTAAAGCAAGTGCTTTATATGCTTTAAGATTGACAGGTGCGGCTGTTACTACAACTACTTTTACTGCTGATTCTCCTATTACTCAGACTATTGGAGTTGGATCTACTGCAGTTGGTCGTGTAGTTTCATATGATAGTACTACAGGGGTATTAAAATATTGGCAAGATAAAACCAACGTTGGTTTTAATACTGTTGGTGCTGCTGTATCTAATCCAACTTATGGATTCAGATTATTTGGATTTTCTGCTGATGTAGGAACAGGTGGCAACATTACTGTAGTTGGTGGATCTACAAATTTAGATATAGATACTGCATTTAGTGGTATATCTACTGTAATAAATAATAGAACGTATTATCTTGGACAAACATTTACGAAAGGGGTTTCGTATCCAGAGTCTAAGAAATATTCTGGAAACATTATATTTGTCGATAACCGACCAGCAGTGACTCGTTCAGTAAATCAAAAAGAAGATATCAAGGTAATTTTGCAATTCTAAAGGATTATGCCACAGGAAACTAATCTTAACGTCTCTCCATATTTTGACGATTTTAATGAGGATAATAATTTTTATAAGGTTTTATTTAAGCCTTCTTATCCTGTACAGGCAAGAGAGTTAACCACTTTACAATCTATTCTCCAAAACCAAATTGAACAATTTGGTAATTCTATGTTTAAAGAGGGATCCATAGTGATTCCTGGTGAAACATCTTATGATTCGGATGTTTCTGTTGTTGAGTTGCAAGGTGAATTTGGGGGAGTTGAAGTATCGACATATCTTAAAGAATTAATAGGTACAGTAGTTACAGGTCAAACAACTGGTGTTAAAGCAAAAGTTGAACATTATTTAACTGATATTGAGTCTGAAAGGGGAAATCCAACTTTATATATTGGTTATTTAACTCCTGGAGAAGGAGAAGATGCTCCAATAGTTTTTGCAGATGGCGAAAATCTTATAACTGAATCTGGTATTTCTTTGTCTAATGTAATTATTACATCTGGTGAAAATTTTGCTACAACAATTCCAGCAAATTCTACTGGAAATGGGTCTATATTTAGAATTGCTGCAGGTATATACTTTATAAGAGGGAATTTTGTTAATGTAACGGATCAATTATTAGTATTGGATCAGTATGGAACTACTCCAACTTATCGAATAGGGTTTGATATTCTTGAGGAATTCATAACAGCAGATGATGATTCTTCATTATATGATAATGCACAAGGATTTAATAATTATGGTGCACCAGGAGCAGATAGACTTAAAATAACTGCTACTCTTGCTAAGTATCCATTAGATTCGACTGGTAATGATGGTTTTATTGAATTAACACAAGTTCTTGATGGAACTATACAAAGTTTACCTCAAGGTCCAGAATTCACTGCAATACGTGATGCAATGGCTTCACGGACATATGAAACTGATGGAGATTATTATATAAGACCATTTGGCGTAGATGTAGAAGAGTGTTTAAATAATTTAGAAGGAAATAATGGTAATTATCTAGCAGGAGAAGAGACAGATGAAGGAAATACTCCTTCTGATGACTTGATGAATTATATTATAAGTGATGGAAAAGCATATGTCAGAGGATATGAAGTTGAAGTTACTGATCAGATTCGTTTAGATGTAGAAAAACCAAGAACTACAAAAAGAAAGAAAAATAAAAATATTAAATATGAAACAGGAAGAAATGTAACCTTACAGAGCATTTCTGGTACTCCTAAAATTGGTATAGGAAATACTTATACTGTAAGTTTGAGAGATCAAAGAGTAGGTGGTGATTCTTTTACTTCTAGTGGAGATAGTGATTGGAATGTAGCGGCTGGACAAGAAATTGGTGTGGCTCGTATGTATGATTTTTCTCTTAAAAAAGGAGGATATGATACCAATAATTTAGATCTTAATAAGTGGAATACATCCTTTTTTGATGTACAGACCTATACTACTATAAACATGAATAGGAGGATCACATTACCTGTTCCTACTTATGTTGAAGGAAGATCTAGTGGAGCTAGTGGATATTTAAAGGAATCAGTTAGTGATTCTAAAACTCTTACTTTAACAGATGTTAAAGGTAAATTTGTAAAAAGTGAATATTTTGCATTCAATGGTATAAGTACAAGTGGTATTTCTACAGGAGTTACTCAATATGAATTTTCAGATACTAAATCTGTATTCTCTCCTAAATTAGATAGCCTTGGTATAAGTACTTTTAATGCTAATATGGCATTAAAAGGTGTTGTTAATTTAGATCAAGGTGGTATTACTGCTCTTGATGTAACTACAGGTGTAAGTAGTATAACATTACCTGATCCAAATTATTCTGTTATTGTTAAGAATAATGATATTATAAAATTTAAATCTAGTGAATATGATGAACCAGTTCTTGCTAGAGTAACAAAAGTTTTTAGTAATGAAATAACTTCAACTGAATTAACTATAGTTGGTCTTGCAACTGTAACAGGAATTACAACAGGTACTCTTCCTATTGGAACTCCTAATAATTCTGCTAAATCTACACTTAACAATATTAGAATACAACGACCAAGAGTAGAAGATATTGATGATTCTAGTTATCTATTTACATCTCTTCCTAATGCTAATATTTCAGAAATAGATACTAGTGAATCAAAATTAATTATTAGAAGACAATTTAGTGTAGATATTGATAATAATAGTACAAGTGTAACTCTTTCTAATAAAAATGAATCTTTCTTAGATTATCAAGATCAAAGATATACATTACTTCGTACTGATGGTACAATTGAACCTCTTACTGCTGATAAAGTAAATATTTCAACTAATGGAAAAACAATAACATTTAATGGTTTAGGAACTACAGATTATGGAGCTGATTTAGTAGCTACTATTCTTAAAACAAATTTAACATCTAAAATCAAACTTAGAAATAGAGCAAATAGTTTAATTGTTGATAAATCAATATATACTGGATCTGGACTTGGAGCAACTACTCTCAATAATGGATTAGTTGGACCAGGAACAACTACTGGACAGTATCCATTTGGAACTAGAGTAGAAGATGAACTTATTAGTTTAAATGTTTCTGATGTTTATAGAATTTATGGTATATATGAAGCAACTCAACCAGCAGATACACCTTCATCACCTAGAATGTCTGTTTCTTCATTGTCTGGTCCTCAAGGTACTACATCTGATCTTATTCTAGGAGAAAGTGTTGTTGGATCTGAGAGTTTAGCAAAAGCAGCTGTAGTTAATTTGTTTAATGATACTACAATTGATATTATTCCCTTAAATGGTGAGAATTTTGTAGAAGGAGAAACTTTAGAATTTGAAGAATCTAATATAACAGCAAAATTCCAAGATCTTGATGTAAGATCAAATAATATTTCTGAATATTATATATTTGATAATGGACAAAGAAATACAATATATGATTATTCTCGTATACAAAGAAAATCTAATGATAAAATACCATCTCAGAAAATTATAATATATTTTGAAAATGCATATTATGATTCATCTGATACTGGAGATTTAACTACTGTAGATTCTTATTCTAGTTTTGATTATGGAAATGTTCCATATTTTCATGATGTAAGGAATGGCGATATGCTCGATATGAGACCTAGAGTTTCTGATTATACTGTTGTTGCTAATGGTAGAAGTCCGTTTGAATTTAGTTCACGTAATTTTACATCTTCAGGAAATAGTGCTGAAAATATTTTAGCAAATGATGAAAGTGTTTTCTTAAAGAGTTTCAACTATTATCTTCCTAGAGTTGATAAAATATATCTTAATGGTAAAGGAGAATTTCAAATTGTAAAAGGAACTCCTAGAGATGTTCCAATGGATCCTCCTGCTGTTGCAGATTCAATAGAAATAGGAAGAATATTTTTACCACCATATCTTTATAATGTTGAAGATGCTAGTATTTCTAGAACGAATTATAAGAGATTTAGAATGACTGATATTGCTAGATTGGAAACTAGAATTGCCAATTTAGAAGATTTTTCAACTCTTACTCTTTTAGAAACAGATACTGCAAATATGTTTATTCCTGATTCTACAGGATTGAATAGATTTAAGAGTGGTTTCTTTGTAGATAATTTCTCAAGTTTAAGTACACAAGATGTTCAGTCTGGATTAAAGAATTCTATTGATCCACAACAATCATTTATGAGAGCAAGTCATCATACTACAGAAATAGAGTTGATGATTGGTTCTACTTCTACATTAGGAATTGGAACATTTTCAGATCCATATTGGACTACAGAAGAACCCGATACTATGGGTACTTTAAGTGGTGAAAATTGTAAATTGACTGGTGATACTTTAACTTTAGATTATTCTCACGTAGAGTGGAAAGATCAACAATATGCAACAAGAATTATAAGTGTAACTCCATATTTGGTAAAATATTGGAAAGGAAGATTAAGATTAAATCCATCTGTAGATGTTTGGGTAGATCAAGTAAGACTTGAACCAAAAACAGTTAAAGTAGAAGGAAACTTCTCTGCTGTAATGGCTGAACAAGCTAAAATTAATGGAGTTGATCCAGAAACTGGATTAGCACCTCAAATTTGGGATTCTTGGAATACTACATGGACAGGAAAACCTGAATGGAAACCAGCTCTTACTGCAAAACAATCTAAGAGATATGATGCACCTGGCGGAGCAGAAGAATCTGCTGCTACCAGAAAGGCTTGGCGGAAAGCAATGAAGAATGGAGATCATACTGGTAAACATAAGTGGATAGGTGGTAGTAGAAAATACTTTAAAAATGGAACAATTCCATCAAAAGGTTTATATGTTGAAGCTGTTACTGTTAAGAAAGAAAAACTAGGAAGTCAGATTCAGGTCAAAGAGGTTTGGGAAAATGAATCAATGGGGGATGAAATCCTTTCTACAGAAGTGGCGAAATGGATGCGTTCTAGAAATGTTGAAGGTAGAGGTTGGGGATTTAAATCTTTCACTAGACTTTATCCATTTTTACAGGGTAAGAGGATGGAAAAATGGATTACACCTAAACTTGTTGAAATTGAAATGATATCGGGTGTATTTGAACCAGGAGAAAATATTTCGGGAAATATGCCTGATTTTATAAGTAATGGAGGTAATCTTCAAGATGAAGTTCCCGAAATTACTGCTAGAATTTGTTATCCTAGTCATAGATCTGGAAAAATAAATAAAACTTCATGGCCCGGATCTAAAGGAACAAAATATGGTGCCAAATATAAGGGAAATCCTTATGATAATGGAAAAACTAAAATTCCAAATGCATATTCAACTACTTCTACAATACTTAATATCGATACCCATACTTTAGGAAGATTAGATGGTAATCAAGGTGATAGATCTGGATATATTAGAAAAGGAATGGAAATAGTTGGAGAGAAGAGTGGAGCAATTGCAAAAGTTACTAATGTTAAATTAGTTTCTGATCATAGGGGATTTATTAAATTCTGTTTTTATATTCCCGATCCTCATATTCCTGGAAACCCAAGATGGTTGACTAATGGACCTAAGACTTTTAGACTTACGGATCAGAAAAATAATAAGTACAAACCAATAGGTATTGTAAATACTGCTGGAAATGCAAAATATGAAGCTAAAGGTACAGTTGAAACTGTACAAGAAAAAATAATATCTGTAAAAAATGCAGTTGTTGAGGAAATACCATTAAAGAAAACAAAAACCGAACTTAAATTTACTGGTAAGTATATTGACCCTCTTGCACAATCTTTTGCATGTGATGATGAAAATGGAGTATTTGTAACTAAAGCAGAAGTTTATTTCCAAGCAAAGGATAAAAATGATATTCCAGTTACATGTCAATTAAGAACAATGGAATTGGGATTACCTACTTCAGTTATTCTTCCTTTCTCTAGTGTCGATATCGATCCTGATGATATTGTATTAACTAATAATGCAACTAAACCAACTACTATAGAATTTGAGGCTCCTGTATACTTAGAAGGAGGTAAGGAATATTGTATTGTATTATTATCTAATTCTACAGAATATAAAGTCTTTATTTCTAGAATGGGAGATAATGATGTTAGGTTTAAAGATGAAGAAACTGGAGATAGAGTTCGAGTTAATACACAACCAACACTAGGATCTTTATTTAAATCTCAAAATGCTTCTACATGGACTCCAAGTCAATATGAAGATTTAACTTTTAAACTTTATAGAGCTAAGTTTGTGAAAGATGGAGTTATTAATTTCTATAATCCTAAGAGAGGAATGATGGGTGAGAATAGAAATTCTCATGTTCAGAGATTACTACCAGGTGCAATTCATTCTGTTGCAAGAAAACTTAGATTAGGATTAACAAATGGTGGAATTGGAATGGGTGCATCATTCACTGCAATGAAGGAAGGAACTACTATTAGACAATATATTAATGTAGGTGCTGGTAGTAGTACTCCAACTGGAAAATTTGTAGGAGTAGCAGGAAGTGCTAGTGGTACAATGGAAATAAGTGTACCTGGTGTAGGATATGTTCCAGAAGTAGGTGAACAACAATATACTAATGTTTCTCTTACTAATATAACTGGAACTGGTAAAAATGGTACTGCTAATATTTACATTAAAAATGGAGTAGCAATTGCTGCAACTATTAGTAATGGTGGATATGGATATCAAGCAGGTGATGAAGTTACTGCAAGTATAGGTAGTAGTGCTCTTGGTAGAAATCTAAGATTGGGTATTGGAACTCTTTCCAGTTTTAATGAAATAATTTTAGATCAAGTTCAAGGAACATGGTTTACTGGTGCTGGTTCAACTATGGTTGTTACTGATGTTGGTGGATCTGAATATGAACTACTTGAATCTTGGACTACTACTGGTGTAGAAGTTCCTTCTAAGATTGATAATATTGAAGTTGTAAATGATGGAACTTATATAAGAGTTAGTCAAAAGAATCATGGATTACACTCTCCAGGAAGTCTTGGGAGTATATGGGGTGTACATGTTGAAAAGGGTGGAACTACTAAACTTGCTGCTAATTATGGTCTTGATGATACTGGATCTATATCTCTAGTAGATGCATCTAAATTTGTAGATTTTGAAGGACTTCCTGTTAGTGCAACTAATCCTGGATTAATAAGATGTAGACATGAGTTAATGGCATATCGGGGAGTAAGTAATAATAAACTAACTGGTATAACAAGATTCGTTAATATTGGAAATAGGAGTTGGTTAAAAAAACCTCTTAGGAAGAATCATAATGTTTATAAGTTTGAATTTAATGGTGTTTCTTGTGCTAGAATTTCTATGTGGAGACATCCTATTATTCTAAACGATGATCCAAATAAACCTGTAGAATATCCTTTAGGACTGGATTATTGGTGGTGTAAAGTAAATATGAGTGATTTTAGAAATTTAAGAGGTGTAGGTAAGATTACTGATAGAAGTGAGAATCAAACAACTTTACCTCCTTTATATCTAACAGAAACAAGCAATTCGTATCCATCACATCGAGTATATGGGAGTAGAAATTTACAATTTGAGGCAATTACTCCTCAAGTTGCAATGTCTAATCCTTCTTCATGTAGTGTTAGTGGAAGAATTAAAACTATTTCAGCAACTAGTGTAAGTGGAACGGAAGCAGCCTACGTTGAACAAGAATATGAAGGGGTGCAACTGAATGAAACAAATTTCTTAGATACTCCAAGAATGATTGCATCTAGAATTAATGAGGTCCGTAACCTTAAAGATAATGAAGGAATTGCAGGAGAGAAATCTTTTGATTTATTATTAGATTTGAATAGAGGTGATGATGATAGATTATCTCCTGTTATCGATATTACTAGAGTTAGTTGTATACTCACAAGTAATAGGATCAATAGTGTAATTGATGATTATTCAACTGATTGGAAGGTTAAGACTTTAAAAGAAGATCCATCAGAGTGTACTTATGTAAGTACTAGACTTACTTTAGAAACACCTGCTACTTCTATTAAACTTATGTTGGATTCTTATGTGAATATAAATTCTGATATTAGAGCCTTCTATTATATTAGCAATAATGAAGAGGAGGAACCAATTTTCACTCCATTCCCAGGTTATGAAAATAGAAATAGTTTTGGTGTAAGTAAAGATCCTACTGCTAATGATGGAACAAGTGATAATTTTATTCCTAAAGATCCAGATATAGTATCATCTTCACCAGATCTAACTTCTTATACTTTTAGTGTAAATGAATTACCTGAATTTAAATATTATAAGGTTAAACTTGTAATGACTTCAACATCTCAAGCTTCTGTACCTATGGTGAGAAGTCTTAGAGCAATTGCATTAGCATAATTATGGATCGTTATTCTAAAGTTAAAGGTCATAGTGATTTGAGAAGAGATAATATTACAGGATCTGTAGTTAACTCTTCTCAAACTGAATATAATAATTATATTACACAACGAAATTTCAGAAAATCTGAAAAAGAAAGAATAAATCAAATCGAATCCACAGTCGAGGAAATGAAAGGTGATCTTTCTGATATCAAAACTATGTTATCTCAATTAATAAATAACTAAAAAATAATAAGATGAGTGTATTAAACGTCAATACAATTCAACCAGTAGGAAGTTCTAGTACTGTTACTATCAATGCGTTAGTAAATAGCGATACTTCTTTAAGTTTTGGTGTTAATAGTGATGAAAAGGTTCGCATCGACTCAGATGGTGATGTTGGTATCGGAACTGCTGATCCTACTGAAAAACTACATGTGATTGGGAAAGTTGGAGGCACTAACCCTACAACAGGATCAAAATGGGATATTGCTAGATTTGTATCACATGATTATTCTCCAATAAATAGTGGTGGATTAACTATAGGTGCTTACTGGCATAACACTACTGTTAGTAAAAGAACATCATATATTCAATCATCACAAAACATTGATTCTGGAAGCACTGTTAGGCCATTATTATTAAACCCTGATGGTGGTTTAGTTGGTATCGGAACTGATATTCCCAATCAAGAATTAGTTGTACATGGAAGTTCATTTACTGGTCTAGTACTTAAGAGTGATAGAACAACTAGTACTCAACAAATAGGTGGTTTGCAATTTATGAATCAAGCAGTTGGAGTTGCAACTGCATCAATCAATGGTTTGGTTGATGGAACTCTGTTGTTTAAAACAGCAGGTACAGAATATC